CGCGTTTACTAAGGCTAAACGTGCAAAATGTCTCCTCATAGTATGCTGGACATCCCAACTGGGAGCATACCGCCTTATTCCTGCTGCGTCTAACACACATAATGGCAGAGGGCTTCGGCGCCACCCTCATCTACATGTGTTGATTTTTACGATCGCAATCGATCGACGCACTTAAACCTACTGGCCAAAGGTTCCCTACCAGTAGTAATTTCCGCTATTACGCGGGCCGCGAATTAACGCGAGGCATGCAGGTGGGGTCTTGCGCAGACCCAAACGGAATTTGTCAGATTCACGGGCGGCTTCCCAGGGCCGTCTACTCGTTATTTTCACGCTGGAGTTGAAGCGGGGAACCTCTTATTTACCTAGAGGCCTAAAGGCACCTCGACTTAACGAGTTTTATACCGGGATGGTCTATAATCAGGGACTACGACCACCAACCGTAAAAGAAGATTTCGAATCTACCTAGGGGGATTTACCCTTCGGTCCGAGACAAATGACGTGGCTGCTTAAAAGCAGCAATCAACGCCCAAACGGGTTAATTTATGGAACCAACCAACCAGGTCATGGGTATCAGGGGGATAACGGGATCTAAACCGCTCACCCCTCTCAACCCTTGTGGCACTGACCCGCACCGTTCCCCTAATTTATCGGGGCGCCCCAGGTTCCTTGGGATATTTTAACCTTCAGAGGCGGTAGTCTTTGGCTACACTTAGGGGCCCTTATATAGACAGATCAAGAACCGTGCTTGGCTATCATGTTAGTGATTTTGGAGGCAACATTAACGGCGGTACCAAAGATCTCGGCAGCCTTATCAGCCGTACTCTGGGAGTTGGCCATAGCGGTAATCCCGTCCTCTGTTGGGTTGCGCAGGGACGAAGTATGGACCGCAGATGTGGAGAGGGCCTGCACTGAGGAGCCTGAGAGCTCCCAGCAGTACAAAGCTTCTAGCTGATATTGTTGATCGTTGCCCTCACCGGTCGGAGAGGTGAAAAGCAGGCGTACGCCAGCATTGTCACTCGATGTACCGGTGGAGTTGGTAACATGCCAGAAGGAGAGATCCTCGATTCTGGGGATCCAAGACATCTCACCATCCAAGGTCTTGTACTCGCGGTAGGTCTTGAACCGATCATAACCAGCCCAGCCCGGACCGCCTGGGGAGACGGCAGGGACGTAGGCAATAGAGGGCTGGACTGAGCGGACAATGCCGCCTTTCTTCAGTGCGGGGCTGCAGTTCTTCCAACGGATCCCAATTGCGATACACTTCCACCGCAGATGGCCGGCCGTATAGTTGGCCGTCATGGGTAGGGGGTTATCCCAGAGGATGGATGTGTAGCCAATGGCAGTGGATGCCGAGGGTAGCTGGTTCATAACCAGATTACCGGACACGGCAATACAGGTTCCGTATCCAGAGCCTGTAGCCTCAACTGGGCCAACTGTGAATCCTCCATTAATGAATTGCTGGCGCTTGGAGTGATAAGCCTCACCGTCCATGGGATCGGAGGTTGACTCGTCACTGTGGCCTGGAAAGAAGATCACTTCTCGGCTGACACCAGCGTCGACCGGCAAATCGAATGTGCTCACCGTGGAGGCACAAAAGGTTGAAACTGAAGGGACGGGGTTGAAGTTGACGGGACACTTCACCAGCTGGGAAGTGAATGGTTTCGATAAGAGCTTGGACCAGGACCAAAAGTCCACAGCACCGAGGCCGTAGGTGGCTCCGGCCCGAGCGATGAAGTCCATGCCATGGGCCGAATCCTTGGACTTGGTCTCATGACGCTTCAGCCCAACAATCTGGTTGCTGAGCTCTCTTACCTTCTTCTGAGTATTCTTAGCCTTGCGAGAAGACTTGCCCTTAGTGGGAGGCTTAGTGGAAGGCTTGGGTTTTTGCTTATTTCTGTCATTGTTCATGATGTGTTTGTGGGGTAGCCCGGAACACGAACCGAGACTGTTCATCATCGACAACGCATAGCGCCCTCCCGTGCAGTCGTTAGACATTCCGGACGAATCCTTAGTACGCAATTGGCACCTTGCACAAAGCGTTTTGGGAGGTTTACAGCCGATGACACCCTAGCATTTGTTTTTCGCACTACACGGATGTAGGAGGCGGCTCGCTGCTTCACGAGCTCCCCGCAGGCCCAAATGGCCAAACTGCGGAGGTTTTCTTTAACGTCTGTAGGCCTTCAAGACTTAAGAGGAGAACGATCACAGAGATACCCGGTGAGGGGAATCCGAGCACCCAGGATCGTCGTGGCAGCAACACAGCCTGCCATCACAGCGGGCAAGTTTGATCACAAGCTTACCGACATGGATATGGGTCACCTTTGGGAGCGAAGCCACATAGAGGGTGACCACCCTGAAGCTCCCACATATGCTGCGGAGAGCAGTATCGGCTGCGGGCCGGTCACTAAGAGTACCGGCCGTGAGGGCATCCAAGATAGCCTTCTCGCGTAGCTGAAGGGAACTTAGGTAGATCTTAGCCTGCTCTGGGCTGGGATTTGTCCGAAGGAACCTGAGGGTCCGAGCGGAACGGGAAGTGATCATGTTTACATGCAAAGGGTTCACGAGAGCGTGGGTGGCTGGGTCGACTTGGGTAGTCAACCAGCCAAGGGCTTCGTCGTAGGTAGAGAAATTGTCGAAAAACATTCTAGTCGATATTTAAGGTCCTCGCAGACCCTAAACGTCAACCTGATAATCAATCGGTACTCTCCACCCCGACATAGGAAGGTCCCACTCCGATAGATCCACCTCGAGGGTCGACCTCACCCTTATCTGCTCATGTACAAGGATCATCCGCGATTGCCAGGGAGTGATTGCGGGGAGCTGAGGTATTGGGCGGTCAAAGGTTACAAGAGGACGCTCCAACCCAACGCGGATATCAAGCGAAGGGATTGTGACACCCGCAATCCGGTGGAGGTCTGCCGTTAACTGTGTGCACTCGGCTAATAAGCCCTCATCGGAGTACCCGTCGGCGGTGAACACTCTGTAGGTCTTGCTCCAGCAGGGCGTAAACTGGGACTTGACAAGAGGTTCGCGGACCGGTTCAGCGCAAATACGCCCCTTAGAGAGCCTCTTCACTTCTTTGGCCTCGAGGATAGGGTAGGGCAACTCGAAAGTCTGCCTGCCCTTGAGGGCGTTAGGCCCGTCCTCCTCAAATGGAATTTGGCAGAGTGTACACGACGTAGCCGTAGACGGGTGAGGCTGGGCACAGCAAGGGCACACATGTGTCCACTTTGAGGCCTTACGGATCTCTTTGTACCGCTTCTTAACCTCCAACCGCTCGATGTACATATCCTTGGCAGCATCGGCCTCGTTTACAAGCCTGGGATCCTCCGGTTGCTTCACCCACGGAATGCCGAGATCTGGGACAGCCTTGTGGACCTCGGCCGAGGGTAAGGGCCCGAACTGGTAGCAACGGTGGTTCTCACTAGCCATGATAAGGCTCGCGTACTCAAGCTGCTCCTTCGAGTAGTGCACTTTCCACCCCGAAGGCCTATCCCAACCAAGGAATCCTAGGCTCTGGGGCCCGAAGAGATTCGCCCCGCGGCAATTGGCCTTGATGAGGTCACTATGGAGGCTAATGAAGCTCTTGAGCACGGGTTTGACCATCTTCTCGGAGAGGTTCTTCATGATCTCATTTCCAACGGTCGTCGGGTCGAAGAGCTCGCCCTGGACCTTCTTCTGGCCGAAAAAGAGCCCGCTAGGAAAAACAGGCTGGCGGCGGTAGGTCCCCTG